TTAGGTAGCAGATTTGCTGGATACTCGTGCGATTGCCTGGTAGGCACCATTGCTGGCCGTCGATACCAATACCGCATTGAGCGGTACCAACGCCCATACTGTCCAGGGCTGCACAAATCCTGCATTAGCTGCCGTGCTGATGAGCAGCACAACCAGGGCAATCAGATAGCTTAAAATCTGTGTCGGCATCTTTGCAATGGTGCCGGCACCTTTAAGTAACTGTGTCAAAAGTCCTGTAACCGCCGCAGCACCGGCGAAGGTGCCAAGAATACTCCAGGTTAAAAAATCATTCATGTTCATAATGTTCCTCCTTAACTTCCAAATCACTAATTCGGTGATTTGCAACTTTTATCTGTTCTTCTAGTCTATAGGTACGTTCTACGACTTGATTATGCTTTGCGACTTTTTCTTCTAACTGGCAGAGACGATAATCCACTAATTTGTTGGAAATGCGGATTCCACTCCAACTGCCGACTGCTGTCCCTAAAAAGGCAATCAGCGCAACAATAACTTCTGTTGGCATTTTGTCCTCCTCATACTCTATAAAGATTATTGATGCTTACAGCGGCCGTGACATTTCCGCCGATGCCAATAACTGCACGGTCGTCGGAAAGTTCCATGATGCTGTATGTGGTCTGGTACACAAAGTCTGCAAGGCTGTTGCCGTTGTAATCACAAGCGCCGGATTGTACCTTGACGCTGTCGCCGATTTCAATAGCATCTGCAGGGGCAGAGTCGTCACTGTACTGTTCGCGGATATCTCCATCGTTTACCCAGCACATTCCGTTGTCCAAAAGATACGGATTTGCGGCACCTTCTGCGATGTATGTAATGACGCCATGATTTTTGAGCATATTTCCTGCTGGAATTGCCTCACCATTTGGTGCGGTGCTGGATGTATAGCAGGTGGAGAATACAACGTCTTCGCCGATGCCGTGTGCATTACCGGACGGCTGTTCCGCCGATGCCTCTGACTGCTGCGGGGCAGGGGAGGGAGCGCCTTCCCAAAGAGGGCACTTGTCCGATTCGTTGCCATCGAAGTTTCGATCGCAAATGTTAAGGCAATCCGTAAATTGCCAAAGGTGATGAGATGAAGGACTGGTGCAGCAGTCAGCCCACTGTGCAATCCACTTATCATAGCGATCAAGTCGGCTGCCGGCAAGACAGCCATCAATCCAAGACTGACTTGCGTAAATACCGGAATAGTTTCCGTCTGCCTCCATAGCACTGCAGAAGATATCGCAGATGGACTGCAGCTGATTATTAGACGGAAATCCGTTGTTGCGTTTATATCCGTCTGCGTCTTCCATGTCGTACCAAACACCCATAGGTGGAATTCTGCCGGCCAAAATCCGACGCGTATGAGCTACCTCACTTCGGGCGTCGTCATCGTTGAGGGCATATCCGTAAAGATAAGCGCCCCAAGGCTTTCCCATCTGTTCGCAAAGTGCAACGGTATTTTCAAATTCGCTGTCGTCCTGCGACTGAATATCGGATCCAAACCCGAGCCTGATTATTACAAAGTCTACATTTTGCAGCACATCACGGGTAATTCTCCCATTGTGCTCGCTTGTGTCAATTCCTCTCATAATTTATCCTCCTTATTGTGTATCGTGCCTTTTCCCGCTGGAATCGTAAGCTGAGATCAAGACAAAGTGGGGCTTTCCACTTGCATCATAGGCAGTTACGAGTCCAACGTGTTTTTTCCCGACTGAGTCGTACACCGTGATTACGCCGGATTTAACCTCCACGCCAATCCAGCAAATGGGGGAGGACGGATAGGATCCGTACCATTCGTGTACTTCCCAGACAGCGTAATAAACCCAGCCTTTTTTAAAGTCCTTGTTGGCTGCTATTATCCGATTGTAGTAATTATCTTTGCCATACTGATCAAGTATTTTGCTCGGTACCGTCTGGATACTGGTTCCGGATCCAACGTACAGCCGCGCACCGAGTCCGTCAGTAACTTCGAAATGGTCAAAGTTTGCATTGCCCTGCGTGCTGGATTTTGTCCACGATAACGTGATGGCCATTCCGATCGGCACTTGGGTTTTAGATACTTTGGCGGATGGAGCGCCGGCAGGATAATAGGGGCGTGCGGGAATTGTAAGAGTTCCGTAAACCTCGCCACTGTTGCCGGCAGGGCCGTATCCGTTGACCGTATCGCCCCAGTATTTCCCGAATACGGTAACATCATAATCACTGGCACCCCGGCTAAAGTCCCAGGAGCCTTCCACTTGTCCAACCCAGTTCCCATTTCCGCTGTAAATTCCTTCTCCGTCTGCGCTGTAGCTTTCAGCACCGCACTGCGTATGAACACCGTATTCACTCATTCCACCATTGATACAGGCAGTGGATGTATGTACATGAACTCGTGCCGTATATTCGCTGATAATTTCAACACATGCGGATAAGTATGCTTGGGTTGTGCTGCTACCCCAGTAATAACTGTAGTCACTATTGCCACCATACCATTCAGCCATTTAAACCACTTCCCTCATAACAGTTGAATATAAAAGGTGTTGGCGGCTGCAGTATCAGGTGCTGCCGAAGTCCCCCAGTTAATGCCCATGGCATGCAGACCATCTACGCGGTTATTGCATCCGTGACCACCATTTGCGATTGGCAGCGGACCGGTTGTATTTCCTAATCCAGCCGCATTACGAAAAGCAGAAAGTGATTTCTGCCCGGTACCGCCCTGTTCCAGAGGGACAACACCGTCACTGTTCAGTCCGGCAATTCCGTTTGCCTGACCTTTGCTGTCTGATATGGCATTGATCAAATTCAGTAAATGTCCTGCCGTATCGCTGCCAAGTGTGTTTTTAATTCCTGCAAACCAGGTGTTAAAATTACTTTCAGACTGTGCGGTAAATGTATCATACCAATGCTTAAAATCTGCTTCGTTTGCTGCCTTTTTGTCAGCAAACCATGCTTCCATCTGAGAGAGTAAAGTGTCTGTTTTTACCTGATTGATGACCCCTGTTACAAGGCCGCAGAGATTTGTATCCAGCCTGGTGTCCCGAATATTTGACTGCGTAATTTTTGTAACTCCTCTGGAAAGACTGATTTCAGCGAGACAAAGTTCATATACATCTGACGTTCGCTCCAAAGCGGGGGCAGCCCCGTTAGATCCGGCCTTCACTTCGAAATGAATATCCCGGTCTATTTGATCCAGCTGTGCTACAATGCGGTATATTGTCGTAGCATCGGGGGTTGGGACAGTCAAAGTGCTGCTTTCCAAATCATACGCATACCAGCCGTTGATAAAGATATCTCCCGGCTTTAATGTCACAACTAAGCCGTCCCCGGCGACGACCTGAAAATTATCAGATGTCTTTCCATAAACACCGTTTGAAAGGAACATGGAATGATACCGCGCGAAGTATTGATCGTCAACAGCACGGTCGGAGATTGGAAGTCCGTCTGTTGTTTGCCCTGTTTTAATACCGGGAAAGATTCCGTATTTTAGTGCCATTATTTTTCACTCCCTGTAATTTGGTCAGCTTCCGCCTGTGTCAGATTTTTCCCAATAAGAGAGTGAATCTGACCGACGGTAACGCGCCCTAGTTTATACTGAAGCATTAAAAAATTAGCAATTGCACTCATAATGCATTCCCTCCAATCATTTGAGACAGCAGTAATCCTTCTACGGCTGCCAACCGATCAGGGATGGTCGGCGTGTTTTTCTGCTTTTCGATTGCTGCCAGTTCGGCAGCGGTATAGGGGATATAGCGCTCTATATCCTCGTACGTGTCATAAGCGTCGCAGCCTAATACTCCCGGTACGTCGATCACTTTTTCAACATCTTTGCCGCCGTTTTCATATTCTTTTATAACTTCAATATGCGACTGCTCTGCAACAGCCGCTATGGCGTCATGGTGGATTGTCAGCTTATCTGATTCCAGGTGTCCTTTTTCCAAATTCGGATTCAAAATTTCATTGCCCTGTTGATCTAAAATTTTCATTGTGTTTTCTCCTTATGCAACTCGTTCCCACATGTAAACGCACAGATACGGCGGCATGTTGTTGTGTGCTTTTCCACCGCCGGTTACTTCTGTTTGCGCACAAGCGCCTACACCCCAGTAGTTTCCGTCCCATCCCGGCGCCTGCGTATAGCACGCACTATCTCCATACGTTTGCTCAATAAAATTAGCCTTTGTAGCACTGTGCCTATGTGATGGAATCTCATCGACCGTTAGACTCTGTGTTTCTGATCCTCCGGAACTACCTAATGAATGCTTCGGTCCACATCCGAGTAAGAATACATCCTTAATCTGCAGCCATGTGCCGCCGTATTTTGATGCGGGACTAGTTGACTGACGGCTGATATAAATATCTCCGATGTCATACTTGTTGGGAATTCCCTTCAAATCTGAATAATTCCCGGAGCGCGCAACTGGTGACAGCTGCGGCGTTTCAGCGCTCTTGCCGACTTCGTTTACCTTGCGTTTGACCTTTCCGAGAAGAGTAGACGGAGATTTTCCAAGTGTGGGGGTAACGGTATGAGAGCCGTTCTCCCAGACTTCTTCAATCTCCTCGACTCGGGCAGTATATTTAATCCCAGTTTCCTGATCAATCACCGTTCCGAGATCACCTAAGTCATAATCTTCACGGTAAATCAGAGTGTTGGAAGTCAGCACCGAGAAATCAGCGGATTCTGCAATCGGATATTGGGCGAGCTTTTCTTTTCCTCTCTGAATGAGCTTTGCTTTGTATGTTGTATCGGTATCATCTTTTTCCCGCTGTAAATCGCGCGCATCAACCCAGAGTTCTTTTCTCGGGTTCCCGTTTGTCTGGTCAACAGTCACGATAATACGGTCAGCATCTTCACCTTCACCAGCGACATATGCAAAGTTACGGTAATCTCCGGCACTGCGGGTATAAGTGGATAGGGAAGATGTTTCCTCTTCGTCCGAGAACACTGCGAGCGAGTGGACGGTTTGATTTTCTGTGCGGTCAAGCCCCTGCCATATTTCGGCATACATTTGGTCATGAGGATAATCGTACAGAATCCGGAATCCGCATTCCTGCGGTGTTGCAATCTCTCTGATTTTTGAAGGAAGATCGTCCCCGCGTGTCTGTACCGGTACCGGCGTTCCGAGGTTGTGCATTGTTCCGAGAGACAGCTTGGCTATTTTTCGCTTGCTGTCAGCCGGGGTAATGCAGTAGTTTGTGATCCATTCCCGCGCCCAAACTTCCGGCGTCTTGGTACCTGTGACGATGTCGGTAATTAAACGGCCGCAAAGGATATCCTCTAAGAAATGACCTTTTACAATGGTGTCGTGTTTCTCTTTATCGTAGGATACGTCTTGAATGATCCCGGTTTCCACCAGCCCCTTAGACCAGATGTATTCAGCTCCCATAAATAGCGGAAAATATTTTGGAGAACAGTGAAGCTCAAAATTTCCGGTTTCGTAATATTTGCGGTCCCAGATTAAAGAAGAGAAATCATCGAGTGCGCCAAGTTCTGCAAAATCGGCATTTAAAATAATGAGGTCAAGCAATCCTTACACCCCCAAATATTTTGCAGACCAGCGGGGATATACCTCTAAATTGGTATACCCATCATCTGCGGTATAAGAAAGTGTGTTTTCTCCTTCCAAAATCTGAAAGAAGGTACTGGTGCGGTCTTTCTTCTGACTGATGTTGACTCCATTTAACTCAATGCGTTTATTTCCGTGTTCGGTCGTAACGATTAAATGATCTCCGGCTTTCATGTCTACGATTACCCGTAAAAATTCTCCGGTTGTCAGATTGTCTATTCGCGGGTTCTTTACGACGTTTGTTGCAATGAATTCTATTTCGAGTCCGGTCGATACAGCACCGGGATTTATAACAGTTAGTTCATTGTTGTATTTGCGGTATGCCAAAGTAAGATTTGCTCCTTTGAAAATTGAAAATGGTGTCAAAAGCATCGGCACTTTCCCGGCGATATTATCTGAAAATTCATCCCCGATAAAATAGGGGTTCGGACAGGTAAGTTCAAAATAAAAAGCGAACGGATCATAAAGATTCGCTCGCTTATCTTTAAAAACGGTTGTCCGATAGGAAATATGACGTTCTGTTCCGCAGTAATTTACAGTTAATACACCGGGATGATGTACTACAAAAAAATCCTCAATTTGATGGCGAATTGATTCCGTATCTCCACTGCCGCGATATTCTGCCTCGATTGCAATTACTCGTGGTTCCACCCGATATCCGAGTTCCTGACTCCCGTCGAATTGGGCATTTGCTTTTAAATTGTAGGTAATGTCAGAGGATTCAATGCCTTCAATGGTTAGGATTCCGTAGTTTGTTTCGGTACCCATAGACAAGATGTGATTGTTGCTTTTGATTGTCAATGTGAGCTGCTTTTTATCAATCATAGGCTAATTCCCTCTTTGCGCGTTTTACGGCTCTTGCATGAGCCTGTGGGGTTTCAACAGGTTCATAGAAATTAAAGGTGTCATTGCTGGAAACGTTAGGAGTGCTGCTTTCGGATCCTCGGGAAGGAATACGATAATAGTCAGCGGCTCCTACAACTGCAGCGGAAGTGTTTGCAGACTCCGACCGTACAGTTTCCCGCATAGCGGTAATAACACCGGAAAGCTTTGCAGGGGAGAACTGCCGCACGATTCCCTTTGAAATCTCGTTATATACGGATTGCTTTAAGGGTAAAAGTGCTTCGTGTCCTTTTTCTCCGTATTCGTTGACACCGGTAACCGGATCCCAAAGCCTGGTTCGGTGTGTAAAGACTCCGACGGCACCGTCTGCATGTTTGCTGATCTGATATCCACCATTTGCGTATCCGGTAACGCCGCCGCCATCTCCAAAACCACTTCCACCACCGCTTATGCTCATGTTTGCAGTAATCGTGTGCCTGTTAAAAAAGCCTTGAAGCCAGTTATAAGCGCTTAGAGCCACGGAGTAGGTGTTATTTTCATCCATGTCATTCATGGCGGGAGCATTAACAGATGAATTACCGGTGGTATTGTCAACGTCGCTTACTCCATCTTTGCCGACCTGATCACCATTAGTAATAGGATTCATCGTTGGAGCATCAATCGTAGAATTACTTGATTCATCATTCATTTGACTAACTGTGTTAGCGGTTGCATTTCTTGCCTCGGCGTCTTTTGATGACCATCCTTGGATAAAAGCTTGGCCGTCTTTATCACCGCCGGTGTACATCAATCCGACCCCATCATCAATTTTTAAGCCCATACCTTCCAAAGCTTTATTCACGGTATCCTGTGCACCGGGGGGCAGCTTTGTAAGGGACAGCAGAAAGGAATCAACCATTTGTTGAGCGGATGAATCCATTTCGGAGAATTTTCCACCGCTGTCAGCTACCATCTGCGTAAGAGTCCCAAGCTGTTTTTTTGTTTCGGCATCTAAGTCGGATGATAATTGAGAATTAAGATCAGTTATGGCCTTATTATGACGGTCGTTTTCTTGCTCTTTTTCACGGTTACAATCTTCAAGTGCTTTGGCATAGGCATCTTCATAATCCATGCCTTCGTCCATATATTTTTTAGCGTTTACAGGAATTTGAGAGTTTAATTCGCTGATGGCTGATTGATGTCTTTCATTCTCCGTTTCTTCCTGTTGGTTGATAGCAACTTGTTTGCTGAGCCAGTCTTGAGCAGCAGACGCACGAGATGAATAGCCGTCAGCTACAATTGACCCTACCTGATCCTTTTTGCTTTCTGCGGCAGAGACTGCGTCTTGACATTCTTGCGCAGCCTGTGCATTTGCGGTTTTTAACCATGCGTCGCCGTCTGCCCCCATTGTTTCAGCAGCCTTTTTATTTGACGCCACTTTTGACATATAAGCATCTTCAGCGTATTTTTTAGTGCTTTCGCATTCTTCGTCAGCAGCTTTTATCATTCTATCGGATTGTGCCTGATATTCGTCTGCAGTTCCGGTAAAGCTGTCTTTTAAAGCCTGCGCCTGGTCAATTACAGCATCCTGCCGCCCTTTATGCAGTTCCAAAAACTGATTCGTGATGTCTTCCATCTGCTTTAATAAATCTTGCAGGCTCTTTACTTCTGCGCTGTTTGCGTCGATTCGCCCGGCAGAATAATCAGCTGCGATTTGAGATATTTGCTGCTGAATCGAACTCATTTTATCTTTGAGTTCTACCTGTTTATCGGAAGCCATTAAAGTAGCATCATTAAATCCGTCCATAGAGCTGGTAGCGCTGTCCACTCCGGTTTGATAGTCCTTCATATACTTTGCTACTCCGGAATAAGCTTCTCCCAGCTTATCCTGGGAGTCGGCGAGTAAATCCGCACTGCTGGCCGCTTTCTGCTGTGTGGCAGAATAAATCGCGATTCCTGCGCCAACGGCGGCGATTAGAGTAATCACTACACCTAGAGGACCGCCAAGAGCAGCACAAGCCGCGTCCCATGCGGCAGTTGCAGCAGCCGCAAGTGTGATTTTACCGGTTAAGACGCCAACGATCCCCTGCATAATTGTCATTTTTCCGGAAGCGGCATAGGTGGCGATTGCTGCGGCATCCTGTGCTTTCGAAAAAGTGTCCCACATTTTAGCAGCATCTTTAATTTTTGCAACGATTTTTACGAAATCAGATACTGCTTTTCCTGCTGAAGATAAATCCTTCGTAGTGCCTTTGATTGCAGACCAGGTTTTAAAGCCGACTCCTACGGATGCAATTAGGGGCAGTAGATTGTTAATATTTCCTGCAAGGAAGGACACGGCAGAAGAAACAACCGGCAATAAAGCATTGACGATTTTGCAAATATCCACTATTACATTTTTGACAGTGACCCCTAAACCAGGGAGGGCGGATTGTACGGATGCGGCAATTTGAGAGAATCCTGATTTTACGGTGTTCCCGACTTGAGTAATGTCCCGTCCAATATCGTACCCGAATAGTTGCTTTGCGAAAGCGGTAATCATATCAAGACCAGCCTGCCCGACTGCCGGAATAACGGTTGTAAGGGCTGAAAGGATGGCCTGTCCAATGCTGATTGCCGATGCTGTGATGGTATCGCTGTTGCTTGTAAGACCTTTGATAAAGGATACGAGTACCGTGGTTCCAGTTTGCAGAAATTGAGGAGCATACCCTGCAGCCTTCGCAATCGCTTGTGCTAACACATCGCCGATTGCCGGTATTAATTCAGTAGTTCCTCCGTGTTTAAATGCAGCGGAAAGCTGAGATACCCACCCGCTGGCAGTGGGAAGCAAATCATTTTTTAAAGTGTCCTGCATGCCCTGAGAAACATCACCGAGAAAAGTCATGACGTTATCTTTCAGAGTGGAGAGCTGACCATTAAAGGTCTTGCTCTGGTTCTGCATAGCATTGTAGAACTGTCCGCCTTCACTGGTGGCGGATTTGAACGCCTCTGCAACTTCCTGCGCAGAAATGCCGCCGGCCTCCATACGCTTACGGAGATCACCCATGCTTTCACCGGTCTTTTTGGAGATCTCACTCAGCGGGTTGAATCCGACGTTGATGCACTGAAGTAAATCTTGACCGGAAAGTTTTCCGGCACTGGAAATCTGCGAGAATGCCAAGGTTAGTCCATCAAATTTTGACTTATCGCCCTGAGAAATATCACCCAGCATTTTTAAGTCGGGCATGATGTCATTTGCAGAAGTCCCAAATGCAAGTAACGTCTGTGCACCTTTTGAAAGATCAGACATTTCAAAAGGTGTTTTATCTGCAAAATCTTTAAGATTTGCGATCATGCTTTGTGCTTTGCTGGCGGATCCCAGCATGGTTGTAAAAGATGTTTGGTACTGTTCCATCTGGGCGTTGTACTTAATAATGGTACCAAGTGAAATCCCGCCGATCGCCGCAGAAATACCGCTGATTGTTTTTGTGATTCCGGATACTCCGGATTTAACGGTAGAGCCCAAATTGGATAAGCCTTTTTTGATTCCGGCCGTGTCTAGGTCTGTTAGTATTTTGATTGTACCGTCTGCCAAATAATCACCTCCATTTGGGCATAAAAAATCCATGCCCGGTTAAAGGCATGGAAAAAGTTAAAATAACGCAGAAAACGAGTCCGCAAAATCTGCATCTTTCTGTTCAGCAGATCGCATATCGGGAAGTCGGTAGAGCCTTTTCAGCTTTCGCAGCTGCTTTGTCTGCTCTTTCGTCATATCTCGGGTGATCTCCGCTTGTCTGATCGACATGATCTTTACGATTTCGTTGTTCTCCCCGAGACCCGAAAATAACGCCCGGAACTTCCACCAGTGCAGATAGTCAATCAAATTAAGATCGATTCCATACTGAGTAAGGAAGGCAGCGTAAATGTACGGCGCATCATATTCGTATGAATAGATTTCCGTAGCCTTTTTTCCTTTTCCGGTGTCTTCAGATTCAGGCTCTCCGCAGCGGTAAAACCACATAAGGGCATCGATTGTCTCTTGTAGATTCTCAGTGACATATTCAATATCATCGGGAAAGAAAAGAGACAATATTTTTAGGAGTAAGTCATTCTCTGATAGTTGATTAAGCTGCTTTGTTAATAACAGCTCATACTGGATCGAGGTTCGAAAATCAGTGTCAATCGGAACCGCTTTGCCTCCGATTTTGACAGTATCGGGGAGAGAATCGATCAGCAGACTCATTTCACGCGCCGAAGCAAGGCACGCATTTTATCGTAGTCTTCGGCTGTTAACTGGGGAAGTCCTTCGGGTGTTTTGGGTGGTTCCTCCGGTTTAACGGGCAGCAGTGCCTTATTGTTGGATTCAACCGTTTTTGTGATTCCCTGTACCTGAACCTGTAATTCCGCGTCGAAATTTCGAATGAACTCATAGAATACGCGGAGACAGTCTTTTAAATTGCCCTCCGTATACGGCCTACCGAAGATGTTTTCAGCAGATCCTGCACCAAGAAAAGTATCGAAGAAGTCATAGAGGTTTTTGCACTGGCGTTCGATCAGCACAAGCATACTGTCAATTTTACCTGTCCTGGCTTCGCTTTCTATCTCGTTTTGCGCAGCATTACATGTGCTTTTTGCTTCCTCAATATTGCGTAAAACACGCAGATCGGTAAGATCCAGATTGATTTCTTTCCCGTTGATTTTCATTGTTTAAATCCTCCTAATTAAGCAGTCTTTTCTGCACCGGCAGTGAATGTACAGGTGTTTGTGGAATCGTTAACGACGGCGAAACCTTCCTCTTTGGTGCCTTTCACTTTGAAGTTTCCACTGTATGTATAGGCGTCCAGAGAGCCGCCTTCTGAATCGGGAATCACGGCAAACGGACGCTTAATTGCGGCATAGGTATTCGCATTTTTCCCGGGGTGACTGAGATCAACAATGACGATTTGCCGAATAGCGTCATTCCCAATCAGTTCGTCGTCTGTAATCTTGACAATATCGTCGTGTACGGCATTTCCTGCGTACTGGTCAAAGCCATACGATTTAGACGGGGAATAGCCGGTCACGTCGGTCTGTTCGAAAGATTCATCCACATACTGACGGTTATATTCTTTTGAATTTTTGCTGGTAGACAGATCGGTAAAACCCTGCATCCGGTGAAAAACAGGATCCCCGGTTCCGTCTGCAGCAGGAACGCCATAATAAGCGCGCTTTGCTGCTCTTGCTACAAGAACTCCATCCATATTAAAAAGCCTCCTTAAAATAAATCAGTTTGCACTGAATTTGATAACGTTGTGTTTTGTTCTGCTCATCCGCAGAAAAGGCATACCCGTTTGTGATAGCCTTCACGCTTTGAGCAGTGCAGCCGGCCGGCAGAGTTGGAAACTGACCATTTGCGGTTTCCTGTTCCATCCAGTCGGAGAGAGATTCAAAAAATTGAGACGCAGCCATGTTTTTGACTGCGTCTCTGCTGTATGCATCTTTGCTTGCTAGAACGAAAAGCGTTTGTCGGCGTGAACTGCCGTCAAAATACTGTTTGATGACCGGCTCACACGGAACTTCATCAATCGTGTATTCTACCGGCTTTGGAGCAAGATAGTTCACACGAATTGTTTTTCTGTCCAGCAGAGGGCAGGAGAGAAAAAATTCCCGAATGCCCTCTATAATAGAATTCATTTTGGCTGACCTCCTACATAATGCGCTAGACTGTTGAGAAGTTCCCGACCGTGATCGGCAATCATGCGCTTATCCCAATATTTTCCGCGTTGTCCATTGTTACGATTATTTTCGTAGTATTGCTTTCTGGCGTACGGCTGCACATATAAGACACCGTCTTGCTGAACCTGTGCGGTGTTCTTTAAAGGACCATGTGAAAGTGGAACATATGGATCGCAGAGACGTTTGATTTCAGAAGCCATGAATTTTTGCGCGGGGCCGTTATTATTTAAATAACGTCTCGCAAGAATTGTCTCAGCTGAATCGAGTTGAATTTTAACGGATGTTCCCATTAGACCGCCTCCAGTTTCCAGTGTGCGCCCTGTCCGCGCCGATTATCGTGTACGGCTGAAATTGTCGCGGCATTATAAGTGCCCCTCAGATCGGCGTCATTCGTTCCGATAGGGGCCTTGCAGTCACCGAGAACCAGCATATCGTCCTCGTGCGGCGAAAAGCAGCGGGTGTTTTCTACTGGAATTCGGCATTGAATTACTTTTCCCAGGGAAACGCTTTTGTTTGAGACTGTCGCTACCGTATGGGAATACCAAGATGCGCCGGAAATTACAGTGCGGGATACGGCGTTTCCGTCATCATCCAAGTGATAATAAGTGACCGTTTCATTTGCCATCTGCATATCAGTCCACCCCCGCATAGCGCAGAGGGTGGGAAAGAGGAAGGTACAGATTTACTGCATCCTCTTTCTGCACTGCATACTGGCTTTTAACGACTTGCATGGATTCATATGTTTCGCTGTAGCCGTCGTTGCTGTATGACTTAATATCCTCGTGTGACGCGGCCTTTTTAGCTGCCGCATGTTCATTCAGTACGACATCGGAAACCGCACACACCGCCAGTTTCACTTCGTCGGGAATATCGTCGGTAGGGTTCCACTTTAACCGCCAGTAAGTCAGTAGGTTAACGTACCCTTCGGCTTCTCTCTCAATAGTCGGCCAATCGGCTTCCGATACGAGGGAACCATGGTAGGTCCCCTGATAGTAAGCAAAATCCGCATACATGTATTTTCCTCCTTAAAATTAGGCGTTTGCAGGCAGTGTAATATCTTTTGTAACAGCCGTCTTGTCGACTGTGATGATATCACTTACAGTGCGGTATCCGGACTTCTTGACCGTTACAGGATAAGTGCCGGCGCGCAGGTTGTACACAGCTTTACCGCTGTCATCCGTCTTTGCACGGGAACCGTCTACATCCACAGTGGCACCGGAAACAGCGGCAGGTGTTCCTGCATTGTCCTTAACCGTTAAAGTTACTTTTTGATCAGTAAAAGCAGTAGACGGCTCCATGTAAGCGAACGGTACGGCGAGACGATCGCTGTCCAAACGGGTTGCATAATTTGGCAAAGCCCAGCCGAGACGCATCACCACACGCAGGGCAATCATGTCCTGCTGCGCAAGGTTGTACACAATTTCTTTTGTGGCAGGATCCTGGATAACGCCCTGGTCGAGAATTTTAACAGTGATGTCCTGCCGCATTGCGTAAACAGCCTGAGACCAGTCGCCGGCGACCATGAGTGCAACGGAATTATCAAAACTCCCGTTTACAGGGAAAGAAATTGGTGTGCCGTCCAGCGTGTAAGGAGTTGCCGCTTTCATGTCGCTCATAAACAGCGGATGTCCATTTGTGTCTTTGATTCCGCGCAGAGCAGAACGAGTCTTGACGGAAGCAATAATTCCATTGACCATATGTCCGGTATCTTCAACTTTGGAAATCAGACCGCCGGTTCCGAGTAAAGAGTCGTATGTAATACCGCCGGAAACGTTATTCCCGGCATTGCGTGCGCGGGTGATAATATCGGTCTGCCATTCGTCCGGACGGTTAATGCCGAAAGCGATTGCCTGATCAATCCGCAGTCCCATAGCTTCATTGACACGTGGGGTAACTTCGCCCATGATGTCGTAACTGGAATCGTCGAGGACTGCCTCCGGGATAGGAACAATGACGGCCAGTTCTGCGGCAGTCATGTAAACATTGTCCCATGCCTGCATGCTGGTCTGTTTAAAACCGTTGTCTCCATTAACCCAATATGCCATAGGCAGCATATCGAGAACTGGAATTTTAGTCTGTTTGCTGGTCATGTTCGGCATTTTGCGCATAAGCGGCAGTACCGAGGACTGTTTTGGAACGTCCTGAAAAATGGTCTGTGTAAGTTGCTCCTGAATTAATGCAGAAGCCTGTTCTCTTGTAATCATATGTTATTCCTTTCCGCTGCCCAGAGCTTCTCGCAGGGCGGCATTTGCTTTTTCATGATCTGTGAGTGTCCCAGTATTGGGACCGGGAGTGCGTGCTGAAAATTGCGGTGGCTTTTCATCAGACTCAAAAAGAAAACCATAATCATTTTTGACATTATCAAGCTGCTCTTTGAGTCCGAGAATGGTGTCACCGTCGAGTTTCAGCGCATCTGTTTTAAGGTGTGCTTTTACTCCGGTTACGTCCTTGGCTTTTGCCGATTTTAGCGCATCGTTCAAAGCATAGTCGAATTTTAGAGCATCAACCTGTTTTTGAGCGTTTTCTGCGGCCGTGTCGGACTTTGTTTTCCACTCCGGATCATAACCGGTCAATTTTCCGTTAGCAGTATCCAACTGCGTTTTGTAGTTATCACGCTCAGTTGTGAGTGTGCCGACGGAATTCTGCAGTTTCGTGATATCTTTTCCGTGCAGAACCATTACTTGAGAGGCTTGTTCATCGGTTAAACCAATAGATGTGAGTTCTTCTGTTTTCATAATTTGTCCTTTCCTCATAAAAGCAATAACTAGGCGTTTTAAGTGGTCGCTGGCACTCGATTATTGCTTTCATGCTCTGCTTTATTAGGGCTGCAGATTGTCCAAAGATTAAAGGTATGAAAAAAGCAGCCTTCAAAAAGGCTGCCTGTTTCTAAAATTGGGCATAAAAATACCGCCGAGCAATATGCCGGGCGGTTTAATAATCGCGGAACGGACACTTTTTGCAGATATCCTTCCAATTGGGCTTTCTCTTATACTTGGCGGGAATAGATGATTCGATGACTTCCTGATTTTCCATGCAGTCAATATCCTCAATCCAATCATCGACGAGAGGGCATTTTACCTTTTCGGCTATCCCGTTTTCATCCGGTATATATTCCACATCACCGTTATAGGCCATTTTTCAAAATCACCTCCAAAATTGCTTTTGTATTATCCTCATATTGTTTCGCAGAATACGCGGTACGAATTAGTGATTCGAGAGTGTTAACATAAGTGGTTCCATCAACGCCATAATAGCGTTCATATTTCCCGCCCCACACCGTAACCGATATTTTAGCATCATGTACCCATTGGATAGCCTGTTCCCTTGTAACATCATGTTTACGTTGCGAATTAATATGCTTATCATCAAAGGAAAGAAAACCAGTATCAATCGGCTTCGGTATTAAATGAATTTTTGCGGTCTTGGGAAGGTTTCCAGCGGTACGAATCTCCTCTTTTATTATATCCTTTTGCCGCTGAATATCAACTTTTTTATTGACCCAAACAGCCTTACTGGATTGACTATGACTAAACCCGAGAACCTGTTCCAGCTTTCGCTGGCGCTCAAGTCCCGTCTTCTGCGTAAAATCTTTCAGGATTGATTCCTGCTGCTTAAGTTTTACCGCTGCAGAGTCAAACTCCTGCTTCATGGCTTTTGCAGTGGCTTCATCCTTTGCGGACTTTACCGCCTCATCGTATCCGGCTGCCTGCCGCTTGCTGTCACGAATAGCGCGTTCCATCGCCCGCTGCCGTTGGGTAGCATCGTAATAGCTCATTTTTTCGCCCTGATATTCGACGGTCTTGTTTTTGTATTCATCCAGATTTTGTTTTGGATAAGCGGATTCTGATATTCCTTCAAAATATGGGTAAAAGTTGTGCCGGCAGTTCCAACCACATAGTCCATCCCCATATCCATACCGTGTGTTTTCCACAAAGTCAGGGTATTTCCGATTGTTTCCCGATCGGCTGAATACTTTGCCTTGCCAGACAGCATGTTCCGGGCGTGCACCGATATGCGCTGTTGTTTCCACGAGATCGCATCCCATGTCATCGGCATAAGCAAGACTTACCTGCGCCGATGTTTGATTAACGCCGGTCATCACAGCGCGGCGGGTTGCAACATCCAAACGGTCATGATGGCCGGTGGGATAAGTGATCCAGTTCCCGCCCTCAATGGCGGATCGTACTGCATTGTGAATCGCTGTCGTATAATCAAAAGCCCCGTTGTCAACTTGCATTTCTGCGATCGTTGCGGCATGGATATAAGCTTGCTGTGCGCCGCCGGCGGTCGTCTGAGTTAGGTTCTGCAAATATCCGCTTGTCTTTACCAGACCAGCATTCAAAACCTGTTGTGCTGTGGGTGACATGGCAAGTGGAGGAGGAGAAAGGCCGGCTGCTATGTAAATGGTACGATCATAGTTGATCGCTTCCACTCCAAAGTCTTCGAATAACGCGCGGACTTGTGATTCTGAAGCTCCGCTGAATTTTGAGACTTCGGCGATTACCTCATTGTAAAGAAGACCGGAGTCCTGCACTCTATCAATCTGCCAGGCGGCTGTATCTGTAATGCGTCCGGTTTTCATGATGCGCCGTACAATATCGCGTATGATGAGCTGATCAAGCTGACTGTACAAATCAACAATATCATCCGCGGCGTGTTCAAGATACTCAGGTGGCAGCATTGTTATCACCAGACTGTTGTTTAAAATCAAACGGATTACTTAGGCTGTTGGCAGCTTCATTTGTAATTTCTTTTGCATCCTTTTCGGTATAGTGTTCAAACTCAACCAAATAACGCCAGAATGGGAATTTTCCAGCAGTAACATACTGCCAGTACATTTGCTTTCGTTGCTGTGGATCGTTAACGATACTGTCATCCCAATCATATGCAGTCTGGTAACTTCCCTGCGGCGCTAATTGATACAGCGTCGCAAGTTTATCCATGGAATAAATAAGATCGTCCAGAGCGTTTTGCAGGGACTTCTGAATATCCCGAACGGTGGAAAAGCTGCGCTGCTTAGATGCCTGGATTTCTGTTGCAGTTTTAGCAACGTCCTGCGGGTCAGATAGAGTTCCATGAGCAAGCCCACACTGCATTTCAATCTGCTTGAGCATGGTATTCATGCCGCGCGCAAGACTTTCGTCTCGCAGCTGAGGTGCAAAGATTTCATAGAATGACTGATCTTGTGCACGAACACTGTGTCCGCGGTAAAGACGTTTGTCACGTTCCGGCATTTTAATGGTGCCGTCTAATTGGGTCTGCAGTAAATCATCTGCCACATCAATAGCCAGTTCGCCGCCTTTAAACTCCCAGAGATACCGGCCGTATTGCGCGTCAAAATCCCGTATTGTTTCCACTGCATTCGCAAAGACCGAAGTTCCAAGCGGGGAATGCCTGTCCTGCCTATTTGCCTGTGGTACTCGGAAATAGGCAAACAGAGGACGATCAATCTCTTTAATCTGCATATCTGGGGTAAGCTGCGCCCATTCCGGCACGTCAGACAAGGCAATAGGCGTTCCGATGGATTCGGAAGAATGACTTTCGAATGCTCGGTTTTGAATGGTATAGGTTCCGTTTGAGTATTCATGATGCTCTGCACGAGTGAAAATATTGTTTTTACGCTTGATTTGCTCAACAAATACACAGCCGGTCATTTTTCCGGAGGTGTCAAATGAGGTAGGAAAGAAGTCGTCCCCCTGCACTGAATCAATTACAATTTGGTTATTACTCACATATGGTTTAAATACAATGCCACCCAGGGCGCATCCAAATTCTATATAAGTGCGGATATCAATTAGAAAGTTTTTGATCTGCTCCTGCAGAAAGTCTGCACGCGGGGATCCGGAAATGTCAACTTCCATCTCCAACGTAACCAGCCTGGCAAATTCAGAAGAGATAATGACAGGCAATTTGCAGCTGTGTAATCCTGTCTTTTCGCTGCACCAGGGACCACCATCTTCATACATTCGCGCCCAAAGATCAATGGCTGCACTCATCTTTTCAGACAGCATCACGTCTTGCTCGGTATTTTGATCAAATATCTGATTGAGCATTGATCTAATCCATTTTAACAATTTTTTGAACATTATAAATCACCTCGCTTTCCAATCAGCCCAGCGGAACTCACGTGCTAAAACGGTATAGCAGAAGTACCGCATATCATCCATCGCGTGATCGTTTTCTTTGATGACTGTGTCTGAGTTTTGCTTTTCATCCCATCGGTACAGTCCAAATTCCCGGATAATATCTTTGCAGGATTCGTGAAACTGCAGCATGCCTGCATGGAGCAGGGAAGAAGTTACTCTGATACCGTCAAGAACGTCATTATCGGCAGCCCAAACACTGAACTTTCGATGCCTCCGGATGCATTCAAGGAATGATGCGGCAGAAGGATCAACAATAACTTTTCGTATGTAATACCCAGCGGTCAGTTTTTCGAGAGCTGCATAGTATTCCTCATCTGTCCACTGGCCTTCTTTGCGCCCGTCATGGTACCATTCTTTTACTCGGGTCGCTTTGTGATTCTGCACGCACCACAGCCCCATACTGCAGGGGTTGAGAGTACCATAATCGATACTGACAAACCACTGTCCATCCATACCGGCGAGTGATCCGTGCCGAATAAAAGAGTCTGGACTATCAGTGAACATAGGATAAACTCTACCTTCGGCAACAACCCACAGGCCGAGAATATAACGGTCATAAAAGACGCCGGTATAGTTGCCGTAGTATTCCTGCTTCTTTGCTTCACTTAGCGACGGATTGTCGTCGAGCAGAAAATGAAGGTGTAAGGCATTGTGCTTTTCCGGCTGACAAACCCATTCTTGATAAAACCAGTGCTGTGGCCCTTCCGGGTTACAGTTGAACCAGTATTTTGAACCGTCCACACTGCAGCGGGCAAGCGCCTGATTCACAAATGATTCGGGCATTAAGGCCACTTCATCCAGCAGCACTCCGGCTAAGGTGATGCCCTGAATCAGCTGATAGCTGGATTCGTCTTTTCCTCCGAAAATATAAAAGTGGTTGCTTTTATTTCCACGGGAAACAGTAAGCACATGATTCGCAAAGTGAATTTTGAATTGTTGCTGTAGATAGCGAATTCCCATTAGTGGGCGGATAATGTTGCGTTCTGCCGAAACGACGGTTTTGCCGCAGATTCCAAAATTCTGTCCGTTAAAGCTGCCCATTGCCCAAAGGACAAATGATAAAGACATTACGCAGGTCTTGCCGGCACGAACAGCGCCATCACAAATAAGCGCAGAATATTCAGAGTAAGGGAAAGTGAGAATTTGCTTTTGTTTTTCAGAAAAACTCATTTTTTCTCGAACTCCTCCTTCAGTGATTTTGTAATTGGATCATCTTCGACGGCAACGGCAGACTGCTGTGTTTCTGGATGTTCAGACCAGCCCTTAAAATTGTTTGCAAGGCTGAACTTTGCACCATTGCTTCCGTCTTTATCATAGAGCCTTGCTTCCGCGTATTCTTCGCATCTGGACTTTGCGCGCGTAAGCGTGTCATTAAATGCTTTACTCCTTGCCTGGTAATTAAGAAGCGCCTGCCTGGAATTGAATCCTAAGGCAAGCGCTAAGCCTGTTACAGTGGGGGGCTTTCTGTTTAAAATGATAGGATAGCCGAATTTATTAAGAACGGGATTCCCTGTTTTTAAGTCAATCAGAGGGGCACCTTGGCATTCCTTAAAATACTGATCAATCGCTTCCTGCATTTCATCAGAATTTTTATACTTTCTAGGACGTCCAACAGATTTCATTCAGGACCACCACCCGGAGGGCGCTGACCAATGAGCATCAAGTCAGTAGCCCATTGTGCCCTTAAACGTCTGAGATCAGCTTCCTGTTGAATAGAACGATGAGGAAGGCACTCAAGATTGCGTATCTGTTTATCTAGGTCGATCCGGTGATGCGGATCCAGCGGGCAATAGGGGAGGGCACACGCTGGACGCCCGGTCTTTATAGTGTTATTCTGCGGACAATGGTCACATGGCAGCATGGTGCCACCTCCTTAAAAATGAGCATAAAAATAGCCCCGACTTTTCAGCCAGAGCCTTGAAAAATATTTCAGAAGTAATTATTTTCAGCTTAAAGCCATTGCTTTGGGGATTCATCATGATTGGCCATATGCGTATTGGCTTTACAGTACTCTGCACATCCAATGCTATGAGAGCATTTGAAGTCTTCCCAAGTGGCAAGCACTTTTCCGTTTGTGCCATTGGCTTCCGTTGTAATCTTCGTTATATACACGTCGACGCCTTTTGGCAAACATCGTGCTGGAATAATTTTTTTATTATTCATTGTTGTTCTTCCCCTTCATTTCTTTCAATGTACGAAATTTCATCAATGTGTTCTGTTAAATTTACATAGCAATCTGCTTTTTTTGCGAGCTCTGTAGAAACGTTATCCCAAAACACTACTTTTGCCTTGCATTTCTCATCATGTATATTTTTTATGTATGGGACGTAATCTGCATCTCCCAATACTAAAATAAGCACATCGCCAGGCTTTGTCTCTTTGTATAATGTTTTATCTATTAGTGCACCTATTCCTGTATCGACTTTTTTTTCTTTATTTGAAGCGTTTCTGGGAATAGGAATCACTTTGAATCCCGCATATTCCATTGATTGCCAAAGAGAATCTTTATCAGTCGGCTTTGAACCAAATATAAATGCTTTTTTTATTTTTTTGGAATCCCCATCTGATGCAAAATCAAGTAACCTACCAAAATCTATTTTCCAACTATTGTCACATATTTTATTTTCATGGGCCATAATAGTATCCAAGGCCCATCCATTTTTTACAGATGAAGCGTACTTACCTTCAATCCATACATTTGAATTATCAACGAACACATAGTAACTCATAGAAAAATCCCCTTTTTCTTTTCATAATATTTCCAATTATTGAAAAAGTAAAGAGAAGTTCTATATTTCCACATAATGCAACAAAAATGATTGCAGAATTTGTAAAGTAAAAGCACCTAGCTTATTTACCAGGTGCTTTAGGGGGTAGGAAAAAGACTATTTGTCTTGTAATCGGTTTATAGCTGTTTGATAATACTGCCGGTCAAATTCCCAGCATACATAATTTCGCTGGGATTGTTTGCATGCGACCGCCGTGGTTCCGCTGCCGCAGCAGCTGTCCAGCACTAAATCTCCTGGGTTCGTGTAAGTTCTAATCAGGTAGTCAAATAGAGCTACCGGCTTTTGAGTTGGATGTAGGCCACGCTCACATTTGATTTCCAATAGCTGACGCGGATAATGTACGAAGCAGGTTTCTGTGTCATGGGATAGGCTGTTGTCCATACGATAAACAGAGTCTCCATGGGCAGGAACCTTTTTGCCGTTTCTTTTGATTGGCTTGTCCAAAATGATTAGTCCCTGTGGATTGTAAGTGGGGAGGTGCTTGTAAAATACACACACTTCCTCAATACACCGCAGGGGCATTTTTTTCGCGTTGGCGAATCCGGTTGGTTGATTTTTGTACCAGTACCAGCAATACCGGAAAAGTTTTGGTTGACTGCTGATAAGCTGCGTGGTGAAAGGCTGGCATCCGGTTAAACAAATTGCACCGTGATCTTTGATGACTCTGAGATATTGTTCCCATAACTGATCAAACGGTAAAAGGCTGTCCCAACGGCACCCCGTGATTCCATATGGGAGATCGGTGAGGATCATGTCTACACTGTGATCGGGCAGCCGGTGCATTCCGGCAATGCAGTCTTCGTTAAAAATATGATTGATATAGTTTTCCATGTGTAATCTCCTTTTTGTCAGAGACCCGCATGGCCTGCACTAAAAACGGTATAGAAAAAGGAGCTTCTTTTAAAAGCCCCTCTCTGCGAAATTCCGTAATTATATGTTAGCACACATTGATGCCGGAGTATTCCGTATTTTCCAGTAGAAAGCAGTAGAAACCGGGTGTTATTTTTCAATAGGCTGTCCAATTAAAGACTTCTTGCGGAGAAAGGTCCGAAAGTTCTTTTAGTAATCCATACACTTTTTTGCGCGTCCAATCTTCGTCATAATGCATATCGGCTGCAATTTGTTTCCATGCAGGTCTCCGGCCGTCCCATTCTTTTCTTAAAGTTGGATCTTTAGGGCCTAAATAAGTCAGCTCTAAGATGCGTCTTTCCGTTAATCCCAATGTTCCTAATGCTACTCGGCACCAGTCTTGCTGTTCCTGCAGGCGAGAGATGCGCTTTTGACAGGATTCAATCTGCCGATCAAAATAGACAGTATTATCTCGCATGGCTGCATTTGCAGTCTGATCGCTGGTGCTGCCTTTTCCGGTCGGCAGCCCAGAGAGGATAGGGGAGGAAAGAGAAAACTTTCCGCGCTCTTCCTGACAGTGCCGGATCGTAGCCAATTCTTCATCAATCATTTGAGGAATGTCGTAATATTTCTGCAAAAGTTTCTTGATCTGATCTGGCGTCATTGGTTCCATTCAAAACATTCCTCCTAATTTTATATGGTATAATAAATAAAATACAACAGATTAAGGTGTGAAAATATGAACACAATCCAAAATAAGTTTTCAAATTTACAAATAGCAAAGAAAGAAGATATTGAGCATATCAAATACTTCGTTAAATTTTATGATAGCAAGCTATGGTGTGACCGTCTTATAGATGGGGAATTATTTATGCAAGCTGCAGAACATCACTGGCATACAGAGCAAACTTTGAAAAAAAAATATCAGACAGATGGAAACGATACTCGCGTCTTTAATTGCATGGGTGTAAATTCTAACCGTCCAATTTATTGTATGTACATTGTATATGACACAGATATAGTCAGAAATCATATAACATTCTCTGATCAGTTATTAATGGATTTCTGTGGGCAAGACAATGATATTACAAAAATCAGTGCTATTATAATTCAAGCACCACAATTTCTAGAAAAAATTAATGATGCGTTATTAAAACAAAATTTGTTTGCCTATTCTGGCGTTGTAAAATATGATAAGTGTAAAGCACGAGATGAATGGCTACTTGAACATAATTTATACAATGCTGTTTGCTTATTTAAATATCCAATATTTCAACATCAAAAGGAATTTCGTGTTCAAATGCGACTTAAATGTGATCTAGTAAATTGTGAAATTAAAGGAGAAAGTTTTGAAAACGATTCTGAAATTCCAAAGGAATATGCCCCATACAAGCTGCAAATTGGATCTATCGCAGGTATATCCAACCAATTTACATATAATGATTTAATTCGAAGTGGTCATAATTATATTCTTGCTTTGTAAATTGCAATTGTGGAAATATGTTTTATAAATTCGAAATCCAAACTTCTACAATTTCCGGGCCGTCTATGTACTGCCCATTTTTCATTGAAAGAATAATAGGCCCTTTAAAAATTTGTTAATCTACAATAATTTCTCGGAAAGCCCATCCATTTGGGCGGCAGTATTTTTCGATGAATAACCTTCGGCGGTATATGTAATCTCTTTGGAGCTTTCGTATAGCCTTTGATTTTGTTTCTATGGCTTCTATGTTCCCATTGCGGTAAGTTATGAGAAAGTCGGGAGTGTAACGCGCTGAGGGCAATTTTAGGCCGCAGTACTCGCTTTTAGGAAGTAACTCAAAACTTTTGTGTAACTCTATGTCAATGATCTGTCCGCTTAGAATTTTCGGGAGTATGTCAGTTATGTAAAAGTTGCGTTCCAACTGACTGTCAAATTCATCTGATCGTTTCGGTTTGCAGTGCTCTTTTTGCTGATTTTGCCTCTGCCGTTCTTTTATTTGCCGTTCCAGTTCGGCACGGACAGCCGGACCAAGTTGACTTAAGTCGTCAATTCTCATGGAAAAACGTTTCTCCCGTTTTGCATTTCTTTTTTGCGCCGAAGAAGTTCGGCCTGAATAATTTCAATTTCTGAATTTGCAGCGGATACCGATTCCTTTTTTCCAAGTTGCCGGTTAAAATTGAGCGTTTCTTTGAGACTATCGATTCGCCGCTGAAGTCTTTCAACAGGGAGTGTGTGGTAATCAAGACTCATTTTTCATAACCTCCAATTTTGGCAGTATGTATTTTTCAAAATCCAGCCGTTCGCTGTCAGAGAGGGGACACCAGTCTGCAATTCTCTTCCAGTGTTTGTAGCGCTTATACAGCGGCAGAACAGCCGGGTGATTAATATTAATTCGAAACCCATATGGGTTATGTTCCAGGAGTAGTCCGGTTTCTGCTGGATCGTTATTATAAATCATGGGTCATTTCCTTCATACTGTTTTTAAGATATTCGTCCCAATCATTTGTTATTCCGTTTTGGGGCTGAGGGATTTCCTTTTTATCCTGTGACCTGGAAAGCCATGAATTAATAAATTTTTTGATCCCGCTTTTCGTCTTTCTGCGGCTTGGGTTAGTATCACACCAGCCTTTCATTTTCCGGAATTCCTGTTCGATATCGACTGCAGGATATAACGTTCTCCATTCCTCGATCTGGCGTTCCGTAACCTGATATTCGGAATTATCACGAAGAATAAGAGAGATGAATGGAGGAGAGGCGGGTGAAACCGCTTTTGCGGTTGAACCTGTCTGTTCTATACTCTTCTCTCCTTTACTCTCCTTTCCTTTACTTTGGGAATTAATTTGCAAATTAACGGCATTATTTTCTAAATTAACGGTGGTTTTCTCTAAATTAACGGTTTTAAAGGTAACCTTATTAAGAATGCTGGTTGGAACGTCTTTTTTATCAGATGAGTCCAGCAACCAGTATTCTTTTATGATCTGTATTTCTTCACGGGTAGATACTGCACGTATGTACCTGCGCTGGATACCCGCCGATGTCAAAATGCCGAACATCTGAAAAACCCCATTATTGAAAATGGAACGTCGCAGACACCCTTGCACCACCTGCGTTATGTTCTCGGGGACGATCCCACAACCGACAGCGTCAGCCATGAGGAGGCAGGAATCTTTGTCCCACACTTTGTAATATCCAGTCGTGCGATAAATATCGCACAATAGAGAGATCACAATCAGGATCCCTTTTGATCCGAATTCGGCCTTGATCAGCCGGATTTTATCATCTTGGAGAAAATCAACATCAAGAGGAAAATAATCAATCCCGTCCTTAGTAGGACGAGCCATACGATCACCTCCCAGATAACAGATAGAACACACCACCCACCATCCCACTTGTGCTCTACATTTTTAAAGCTGATTTTGTCTTGCATATTTTAAGGAAAGATACCGAAATTTCTTACAGGTGAATACATGAGGCTGCAGAGCGTAAAAGGTACGCTGTCCAATGAAGTCTCCTGCATTTTGCGCAGTAAGAATTTTAACCCCAGTGATGATCTCACCTTTATAAACCACATGGAGGGGACTGCATGGGTCCCACATGCAAAGAACTGGATTTCGATCACATGGGCAGTATTTTCGATCTCCAACTTTTCTCCAAACCAGTGCTGCTTCACACTGAGGACAGATGTCTTCACCCCTCTTAAAGTGTGTCAAATACACTCGTTCCTGCATAATCGTCATACTCCTGATTATCCGGATCAAACCGAAACTGCGGCATTAAATCCGTATACATTTTGAATCGTCTGAGCTGCTTTGTTCTGCGGCAATATTCACACTCTCCGCACCGCCTGGGATTTTCTTCTCCATTCTTGAGACGCTGAATATGAGGAACGTTGGCTTTCACTGTTTCCAATTCCAACTCCCAGCGTGCATCATCGTTAAGAAGGAAGGCTTCTTTATCCGGCGGGGATTGTTTGGAAACTCCTAAAATAATAAAGGTTGGGAAGGTGTCTGCTTTGGCGTTCTGCCGCTCGATTTCGCCGTACACAGCAGCCCGCATCAAATACCCATATTCTTCTACAAACGTTTGATGCTCTTTGGTAACCGGGTTATAGAAGGTCTCTCTCAAATTTGCTGAGGTCTTATAGTCGATGATCTTTCGCCCGGAAGCACAATACTTATCCATCTTCATCCGCCAGGGAATCCCTCCGACTGTACCTACCATGGGCATTTCATTTTCGCCGGGCCAGGACAGCACCATAGACATGAGAGGATCCTGCTGAACTGCTAAAATCATTTGATCCAACAATTCAAACGGCGCATATTTACCGATGATTTCAGTTCCTCTTGCTTTTGTAGTTTTCGTCTTAAAAATCTTATCAGCCCCGTCCTCGCAAAACTTTTTAAATGCTTCCGGACTTTCAAAATAGGAGTGAAAATACTGCCCTTGAAACAGTGCATCGGATTGCTTCTCCGGTTCCCATAGGCCCCGAAGCTTCGCAATCTCAGCAGCCTCACATTTTTGGAATGCCTGGTACTGAGAGCAGCTCATATAATGGATATCTGCTTCTCGGGAATAGTAATTTTTATCAGTCAGTTGGAATACTTCCGGCATGATTTACTTCCTCCTTTTCTGGCATTTCCAGTGGCGTTTCTTCCACAGGTTCAACCTGAGCTGCCTCAACCGGAATGGAGGCCTTTTTTTGCACCTCAGCGTTCAAAGATTCCAGCCGTTTGTTTTCCTCTTGCACCGGGGTAGCAGAAGTATTCACATACTGCTCACCCGTAGCATTGAATGCTTCAATAATTAGATCGCTGTCATCGGAAGTATTTAAGAAGAACTTGCAAGCACGCCCGATCACTGTCTTTTTCGCCATCTGATCCGGGAATTCCTTATGTACGGAATGTTCCTTTGAACGGCTTTTGCTCCAAGCCTTTTCAATCTGCTTACGATTCATAATCTCGGTATAGCTTTCTCCTTCATCCAGCAGGATGGTGCAATAAACCGCTCGGATATCTTCAATCCCATCCCCAATGTTATCAATGGAGCTTTCATGTTTTAAAATTTTCCAGCTGCCGGCTTCTTTGGTTACTTCAAAGGTATCTCCGTTCCAGATCACATCTGAAATAATCTTTTTCACACCTGGAACATGTTTGGTCACAGCCATGGTTCCAAAATAGGAACGTTGTGCCTGCAGCTGATTTCCATAAACAATGTAATAAATCTGCTTCTTTGCAGGGTTCAATCCCTGAATAACCGTATAAAGCAAAGCATTTGCCACACTATCCTTTGTACAGACATCCAGGGCAGGGCGCTTTTGCAAATCCTTTGTTTCCTGAATGGTCAGCCAAGCAGTACGCAGCGCATTTGATACACTGTAGTTTGGAGGGAAGTTAATGCCGCCTTGATGAGAGAGCTCCTCAATCCGATCATTTACGCTGTCAAGAATACTTTTTTCCTGTTTGCGAGCCAATGTGTTTTCAGACATTTCTTATTCCTCCATTTTCTAATTGATCCGGCAGCCAATTCCCTGAATAAAACCAATCGACTAGCATTTTGGTAAATTCCTGCCGACAGTCGCCTGTGTTTTCAGAGCAGTCAAATGCGATTCCACAGCGAAGCATGGCATAGGGAAGAGCATCACTCGCAGACACTGCTTTTCCTTTTTCTGGACCGATCCCTTTATAAGCGACGATATTTTGCTTGACAAATCCTTTATTCTGCGGTACTTTTAAATTATCGGTAGCTTTGTTTTCCGCCCGAGTGTTGGTAGCGCTCTGGGCGGTATTTTTATGTTCATTCATAGCTGCGCCTCATTTCTTCACGGTTTTGTAATTTTGTGCGATCGATTTGTCGCTTTTCATGTGCCCAGTTGCGCATGGCCTTTTTGCGGTAACGTTCAATCGAGATTGCTTTAATGGTGCGGATTGCAATCGATACGATAGCAATCAAGCCTATGTATTCAAATAAATTCATGCTGATTCTCCTTACATTATTCAGGAATTCGATGAATTCCTGCTGGAGTTGAAGCTGCTACATTCGGACAGGTAGAATAAATGAACTCATCTAGTCGATCAACATCTACAAGTGGTTTCTTTTTAGTCATCCAAGCAACGGGAATCCTTTTTTCTTTAACCAATCGACGAAGTGCAGTTAACGTGATGGCTGTATTCGGATCCTCCTTTTTTAAAATTCTTGCAGCTTCTGGTAGTGTTCTCATACGCATTTTAAATACCTCCTTTCTAAGACCTCATTTTTTCTGCTTGATAAGCTCGTCTAGTGCTTTTGCAAACTCAGATTCAGCTCCGTTTGGATTTCTGTGCCCATTAAGCACCATGCTTACATATTCGGGAGTATATCCGAGCTGTTCGGCAAGCTCTCGTTTAGAGATACGATTAACATGCATTTCGCCTACAAGTACACCTGTCCAATTTTTCGGCATCAAAAGTTCACCTTCTTGTATTTTATTGTTGCATTTCTTAAACTTATGTGCTATTATTTGTTTGTAATAGCAAGAACATAAACTCTACTGACTGCCAATCAGCAGAGTAAGCACAAATTAGTTTATGTAATGCAACTTTGTAATTACAGTATAGTACATGAACATAAACTTGTCAATACTTTTTTGCCATGTTCTTAAACTTTTTAATCATGTGGATTTAAGGAGACTAATTTATGTTTTATGATGTGTTTTCTGGGCTTTGCGAACAGCGTGGAATTAAGCCAAGCAAAGCAGCCGAAGAATGTGGAATCAACAAATCAAACGTAAGCAATTGGAAAAACAACGGCTATGTTCCGCGCGGGGAAGCATTAAATAAGATAGCTAACTTTTTTAATGTTTCGGTAGATTATCTTCTGGAAAACGAACAAAAAGAAAAGGCTTCCTCTCTGAATGAGAAGAAGCCTGAAGATATTACTTTTGATGATTTTAGTTATGCCCTTTTAGATGAGTCAAAAGAACTAACAGAAGAGAATAAAAATAAGTTATTGGAAATGGCACGATTCTTTAAAATGCAACAAGATAAAGAAAAGAAGTCAGAGGATTAAATTCATGGTTGAATTTTCAGATTTATATAAAGAAATACAGAATTATGGAATTTCTCTATATCAATACAATGTTGGAGAAGTCAAGAGTGCCACGATTGAGCTAAATAAACAATATGGAATATTTATTGATATTACTCAATTTCCATCATTGGTGGAGACAAAGAGAGCAATGGCTCATGAAATAGGGCATTGCGTAACCGGGTGTACACATAAAGTAAGCAGTTCCCTTGATCTGGTTCAAAAACATGAATATAAAGCTAATAGTTGGGCGGTAAAGTGTTTTCTTCCGTTTGAAAAAATACAAGCGGCCATTCAAGATGGATATACAGAACCATGGCTGCTTGCCGAGTATTTTGATGTTCCGGAAACTGCGATTAAATGGGCTATCCAATATTATACCGGTAATTGTGGATTGTCTTTTGGCACAGCGTGATATTGTTTCAAAAGCAGTACAGTGTTTTTAATTCGACAAAAATTTGAAATCAAGAAGGCAATGACAACGGCAGCAGCAATACTAGCACTGATACTGGCAGCTATAATACATGTGTTACGTTGGATGACAGGCTATTTAAAGCGTCGGTAATGCTATAAGTTTGGAGGAGATATTTATGATTAAGTGTCCTAGGTGTCAGGCACTAAATCCGGATGGGGCGAAGCAGTGTTATAAGTGCGGGATTTCTTTAAGTGAAACTACAACAGAACAAACACTTCACTCAAAATTCGATCCTGCTCAGCGGGATAGTTTCAGTCCTATTCAAAAAAATATTCAAAGTTCAGTCCAGGAAGATGTGGAAAATCCAATTTCATCTAGTCCTAATATTGAATCTGCCAAGAGACCAGCAAGTTTACTTTTTAGAAATCTTGCAATTATTTCTTTGGTTGTCGGAATTTTGGTGGGTTTATTGTTGGGAAGTATATGTAAAACTGTTACGATGGAAGATCAAGTTAATTATTTACTCGGAACTAGCTCTAGCAGTTATAGCAGTAAAAATTACAATAACAGTAAAAGTTATCATTCTGATAATAATAAACCCGTTGGTAGCTTTAATTATATAATGATGATCAGCGTATGGGGCGCTTTTGGAGCTCTTTCAGCAGGGCTCGCAACAGCCTCTTGCCATTTTAAAAACCAAGAGAAAGAGATTAATTTATTACATAACATCGATGAAAAAATTCAAAACAGAAATGGATAAATAAAAAAATCCGCCTTCCGGCGTTACCAGCACCAGAGAGCGGAATCATCGGCCGGAGCCGACTAGCAATAATGCAACCATATTGTACCAGTCGCCCGGCCAAAAATCAAGTGCCGGGCATTTTTATGCCTATTTTTAGGAGGATTGGTACACATGGCAACTGTACAAAAAAGAGGAAATTCATATCGAATCCGTGCATCTGCTGGATATGACGTATATGGAAAGCAGATTATGCGATCTAAAACATGGACTCCAAAAGAAGGAATGACAAAAAATCAAATAGGGAAAGAATTGGAGCGACAAAAAGTATTATTCGATGAGGATATTAAGGCCGGACTATATACCGATTCGAATATCAAGTTTCAAGATTTCGCGGAAAAATGGTTTGAAGAATACGCTGAAAATCGCCTCCGCAAAAAGACAATAGAGGGGTATAGGAGAGCGATGGACAGAATTTATCCAGCTATTGGCCATATCCATCTTAATAGATTACAACCACAACATATTATGAAATTTTATCACCAATTAGAAACTACAAATCAGTGCGGCAAAATTCGATATTTTCCGAAGCCGGATGTTATCAAGGCAGCAAGGGCGCATACGGATGTACAAACTATTGCACAGCGTGCAGGGTTAGCTCCATCGACAATAAAGACGGCAGAATCCGGACATAGTGTTAATAAGAACAGTGCAGAAAAAATTGCGCAAGCTCTTAATCAACCAATTAAAACGTTATTTACAATCGAGTATTCCGGAGATCACTTATCAGCAAAGACCATTCGTGAATATCATTGTGTAATTTCCACTATTTTGGAAAGAGCAGTAAAATGGCAGATCATAAAGGATAATCCATGCAGACGAGTAGATCCTCCGCGTGTCCCTGAGCATGATATTCAGTGTTTAGATGATAAGCAGTCAGTAATATTATTAGAGCAGCTGAAACATGAGTCGATAGAAGATCAGACGCTTTTTACATTGGCACTTTATACAGGGATGCGCCGCGGAGAGCTCCTAGGATTAGAATGGCAGGATATTAATTTTGATGCGGAAGTACTTTCTGTTCGTCGAACTTCACAGTATGCAGTTGGAAAAGGAATGTATGAAGATACTACAAAGACAGTGCGCTCAAAACGTTCTATTCGCGTTACTAGTGGGATAATGTCTCTTTTACGGGCTTATAGGGCCAGTCAAAATTCACATCGTTTAGCGATGGGGGATAGGTGGAACAACGAATGGGAAAATCATCCATGGTTATTTACTAATAGTGATGGAACTCCAATGTCTTCAAGTACCCCGCTTAATCATCTGAAAAGGATATTAAAGAGAGCAAATTTACCTTCAGTATCTCTTCATTCTCTTCGCCATACAAGTGCCACTCTTTTAATTGGTCAGGGAATAGATGTCCGTACTGTGTCTGGAAGATTGGGGCATAGTCAAACAAGTACAACAATGAACATTTATGCGCATCAGCTTCAAAGTGCAGATGCTGCAGCGTCTGCAGCACTGGAGGTTGTGCTTTCCGGAAATAAAAAACGGGCTTGATTTTGGTCGTTATTTGGTCGTTATTACTGTGAAATATGATGGTATGCTATAACATTTCATAAAACATATTACGCTGTAAAACCGCATGGGAATCACGTTTTTTGAGTATTATGAAAAATTAAAAAACATTTATATTGTCATTCGAATCCAGTCACCTCGACCGGATTTTAACAGCCGAAAAACCGCATTGGAAAGCCAATATAAGGCTTTTTGATGCGGCTTTTCTTATGCCGTTTTTTAGAAAGAAACATGCATAACAATATAAGAATAAGTCCACCGGGAAAAACCTCAGTGAACTTATTACTGATTCTTCTACGATACGTGCGTGTTGATTGGTACTCACATCAGTTTTCACAATCACGCTTATCCTTTGATCTAAACAATGATGCTTTTCGCAGTGAATATTAACAAACAGCGCAACAATAAATAATATACAAAGCACAACACATAAAGTTATTGAAATGATAAGAAAAATCTGTGATTTTAACATTCCATATAAAGCTAAGAAGATAAAACAACCTGTGCATAGAATGTAATTCAATAATTTTAGTGTTAATCGACTGCTTTTCATCGTTATGTAGATATCCCGTTCATCAGTACTGTCTGCAAGATGTTCTAAGGTCCCTTTTTGTGAAAAGGCAAGAGAATAGTTTACCATGGCCAGAACAATTAGAAAAATTCCAGCAATCAGAAAGCGCCATTCGAATTTTATGAACAATCCCGCCAAACAAACAATGGCAAGGATGGTACTTATACAGCCATACACAAAGTTACTTTGACTTTTTATTTTTGGCAGATCTTTTTTTTCAGACAT